AGAACATTATATAGAAGAGACAGGAATTTTCTTTACCCCCGAAGAAATGGCTAAGCACCAAGCAGAACTTGACACATTGGTTGACATCATGATAATGTTAAACGATTTAGAATGGCTAGCAGATAAGGAGGCAACACATGCCTAATTGGGTATATAATACATTAACTGTAAAAGGTGACCAACTTAGCGTTGCACGTCTCAAGAAGCAGGTTGCTGAACCATATACACGCAAGTATGCTGACTATAAAACTATTGATGGTAAACTAACTCAAATAGAAACAGAGACAACCTTTAACAATCCTGTGTTTGCTTTCTGGAATATTATTAAGCCAACAGATATGCACGCCTACTTATATGACGAAGGCACAGGTGTACCCCCTAATCCAGATGATGAAAAGGCTTGGTTTCAAAGTGATAACTGGTATGACTGGAACATCCGTAACTGGGGAACTAAGTGGGACGTTGCCAATACAGATGATGAAAAATATCTAGAAACTGAATTAATGATAGATGAAGAAACCACATTACAGTATTCATTTAATACTGCATGGGCTCCTCCAACTAAAGCAATGATAGAACTATCTAAGCAATATCCTAGTTTAAATATAAACCTTGACTATGAAGAAGAGACTGGTTGGGGTGGAGAGATAGAGTTCACAAAAGGGAACGAGTCACAGGTGGAGGAGTATGGTTGGAAGTGTCGTGAATGCGACTATATCGAAGAAGAAACTCCATGGTGTGATGAATGTGAATTTGACATTTGCCCAAATTGTGGATATGGTGAATCTAGCAATGCATGTAACAAACACAAGGAGGAAGTAAATGGCTAAGGTAATTAATGAAGCAAACATAAGCATTCAGATGTGGAGCAACATCACGTTGTCTGCTGATGAGATTCAAGAAATCTATCCAGCATTTGCAGATATGGTTGACGGGGATGACACTGATGAATTAGAGCAGGCCATTCAGGACCACGTAGATATGAATTATTTAGATTTAATTCAATATGCAGATGGTGCTATAGATGAAGCAACAATTGATTTTGAATACGAAGACGATGGCTCAGAATAGGAGATATAATGTTGACCATGGAAGAGTATAAAGTAGTAGACAGAGTTTATCCAAACTATCTAGAACCTGATGATTTGATCAAGGTGAAGGGTGAGGTCTATCAGGTTTTAAACCTTAAGGACACATCTAACGGTTTTGACATTATCGTTTTAGATAACTACCAAGAGACCCGTGTAATATCGGTACCTGACGATAAACTAGTTAATATAGTACTAGACGAGAACCAGATCCAGCAGCCTTGACTTTGTCGGGGGTATCCAATAGAATAGGAACTTATGAGTAAAAATACTAATAAGAAAATAGCAGAGAAACTTGCTGACTTATTTTCAGATAATAGAATAATGTTAAGTGATTGGAAATATGGTATTCCATTTTATTTAACACAAGAAAAAGATAGTATCGTGGTGGTAGCAAAGAACCTAGCAGACGGCATTGACTATCAAATGGATAGGCAGGGTATTGACATAGACCCCAAGTTTGTTGTAGCATATCCAGAGGATACTATGATAAATATAGAAGGAAAGGAATTTCGTGGATAATTTAGAAAAAGCAAATATCATTGTTGAGTTTGTTCAAAGATTTCATAATGATACTCAATATGATGAGTTCTTTGCATATAACGATTTAGGCATACCCCTTTGCGTTGCAATAACAGGTGAGTTAGTTACCTTGACCAAAAAGGGTGATGAGATACTTTCCGATACTTGGTTTAGTTTTTGTGACACCATTGGTGCTGACCCAGAGACTGACTACGATAATCTAGATACAATGCTGGACTAGGCTTGGGCCCCTTCGGGGGCTGGGCGCCACGTATATTTTAAACACATTAAGAACACTCAAAATATTTTGCCAGTACCTGGCATTTTTATAATATTGACAGGGTATTACGATATATGGTATTATTGTCCAAGGTATATTGAGAATAGGTGATTAATATTACTTGTATAGTAGGAATTGTAGATAAGTCTTTTTCTACCCCCAGGGTTTTGATGGCTGCCGATTCGGGGGCATCTGATGAAAGTATTATGACTCCCATTATGGATCCAAAGATTCAAAAGAATGGTAAGTATTTAATTGGATATGCAGGAGAAACAGGATTAGGACAATTATTGCACTCTATTGATCTTCCAGATCCAAATGTGCAAAGTAAAGATTTATTAAGATTTATGAGAACTAAGTTTGCTTTATCCTTTAAGAATGCTATGAATTTATATTCTCCTTCTACTTCCCCCGCCGATGACAAGGATGGCGGGCTATCTGCACTGATCGCAGTCAAGGGCCGACTTTTTGAATTTAACTCTGATGACTTCCAATTCAATGAATATCTGGAAGGTGCTATAGGGAGCGGGTCACACCTAGCCTTCGGCTCCCTATACACAACTCGGGGGTACAAAGATATTAATAGAAGATTAAAATTAGCAGTAGAAGCAGCAATAGAATATAGTCCAAGTTGTAAAGGACCTATTGTTTATGACTATATTTAAAATCAAATAAAATCCATATATTATCTGGAATTATCTATATAAAATAATATAAAAAGTATTACGAATGTGGCAGAATAATGCCATTATATGGCAAAATATCTGCCTAAAAAAACATTACGATTATATGTATATATGCCCATAGTTGACATATTTATAATGAAATTATATGGTGTCATATGTCACTACCCCCCACTATTGACATTACGATTAAGGCCTGGTATGCTCTATTACCCATTTTCTACCACTTTGCTCCATTCCACTCTATTTTAAATAATCTTATATCTTTTTACATCCAATGGGGGTATGCAAATCATCCTTCTTTTTGGACATTTTCTACATTATCTGGCATATCTCCATAGAATTTATCTGGATCCATAAGTTCATATTTGCCTTCCCATTTATAATATTCTTTCTCAAATGAACTCATCTCTGGCATATATATCATTCTTTATCTATCCTTAGATACCCTAGTAATATGCTTATAGATAATAGGAGGAATAGGACTTTGTCTACCCCCATTTTATTTATTCACGTTTCTATATATCCACCATAATAGTCCTATTTGAACTATTGATAATATACCCATATAGATTAATACATTGTAGAATGTGTCCATATTTACCTACCTCAAAATTTGTTAAAATTTATCATTAATCTTTGTCCAAGTGCCCTCGGAATTTCCCTCATATATTTCACCTGTTTCCATATCATATAATTTATATTTACTAGGAACTCTTGTGAATATCTTGAGGGTGATGGGAGGATCCAATACTGGTATTTCCTCGCCCGACTTTAATCTTCTGATTTTTTCTTCCTTAATTGAGATTTCTTGTGATATCTGCCAGTTAAATCTTCATCTTTCCAAAACATAGGAGCAGGTGAATAATGAGTGGCATTATCCAGTTTTCTCATCTCATCTAGGAATTTTAATAATCTTTTCCAGGTAGCCATATTTCTATTATACTCTTATCTACCTGATATTTTTCCGACTCTATATGCTGTATAGCAGGTCATCATCCATAGTATATTTATTATATAGTCCATAATCTTCCTCTCTACCCCCGCTATTTTTTGTCCCAGTAGGGAACTCCGTCTTCGTCATAATCAGATCCCAACTTGTCTAAAATCTCTTCATTGTCTTCAAACATCTCTTCTAAAATTTCTTCAAAGGTATGCTCTGACCCATCTACCGAACTGATGAATTTTTCGCCTCTAGCCTCTTTAATAGCATTTAGCAATTGCTCATCTCTTTCTTCTCTATCATTACGTAGTTCATCTAAAAAGTCTTGAAAGTTTACAAATTTAACTTTCTCTGGAATATAGTCTCCCATATCATTTGCCTCTTCCATTGCTGCCTTGGTTATGTCGTTTGGCTCACAATTGGAGTGGTCATGATCTTCTAATATTCTTTCATTATCCTTGTATACATATTCAGTATATTCAGATAGGGAATCAAAGGTAGTATTATCTTCTTTGTTTCTACCCTCACGAATTATCTTTTGGATATCTTCTGGGGTTAAATCTTTTTTATGCCATTCAACCATTATCTATACCCCCCACAAATTGTGCACATGCCATAACTGGAAAATCTATGTCCACTTGGAATACATCCATTAGGTAATATTTCTTCAGCCTTAAAATGTTTCTTAAACCAATCTACCATGGCCTGTCTTCTCCACATTCTGTACAATAATCGAAATAGTTGTAAACGTGACCCCATGGAACTACGCATCCTGCTACCACAAGTTCTTTTGATATTGCCATGACTTATATTCTTTATAGCAAATGTATGCTGTTTGCAATGTTGCCAACGCTGCTATGTACCAAATCATTCTGTGATCTCCGCCCTTATCATTCTTTCTTCATCAGCACATTCTGGATGAGTTACTACGCCATATTCACACATGTCTTCTAATGCTGCATTCAAAGCATCTTCATAATCTGTATAAATTGGATCTGTATCTTTAACATTAATATCTACAAATATATTGTCGCCTAAGTTTTCATAATCTGACTCAAAGCCCATAACATAGGTATAGCCACCCTCTGGGTGCTTTCTTACCACAAAGTAGTTATCTGAAGACATCTTATTTCCTTCCTGCCATTGATAATCCTACTATAAATATACTAACAACTACCAAATATATTGGTAAGAAGTTTAATGTTTCATACCACATCATTACCACCTTTTTTTATCTATGTGTTTTGCCTTGCTTGTATAATCAAGTATAGTAACAGTTATGGTAAATGTCAAGATGGCAAAGCCAAGTATTGCCATAATCTTACTTAAAGTATCTAGAGCCATAAATGAATCATAAAAATATTTAATCATCTTCCTGCCAATCTTTATTTAATAGTTCTTTTGGTACTATTTTATACCCTTGTTTTTCTATTCCTATTTCATAACCTTTATCTGCTTCTATCCACCCCAAAAGTTTTACAGTCCTGTATTCTGGATCTGCTAACTCTGCTCCCCAAATAATTAGATTACGATTACAATCTTTTTCTCTGACTGCTGGACCAGACTGGGTTCTAACTCTACGAACTTCTATATTCTTACCTACATCTGGCATGTCCTTATATTGTTTGTGTTTTCTTCCATCCCAAACTGAGCCATGCCAATACTGATTAGTATACTTTGCTACTGCAAGTTCACATATGGCTGAGGCTGGTTGAGCATTACGATCTTCTTCCATACTTGATCTATTGTAATAAGACGCATCAGACTTATTCCAGTTTTCTGTATATCTTCTCATGCCAACAGAATAGGCATGTTCATATTCCCAAGGCTCTAATTTAATTATCATCTAAACCTAATTCTTTTTTAAATCTAAATTCTGGCATTGCACCCTTTACTGCAGCAACAACTTCTCCATCTTTTTCTAATATATAGGTTGGAATAGTTTGAATGCCATATTTATCTACCATAGAACTATCTTCATCTACGTTAATTCTTACTATCTCTAAATTAGGATATTCTTTTTCTATCTTATCTATGATAGGGTTCATAAGTTTACATGGGTTACACCATGGTGCCCAAAAATCTAATAACTTCATAATTTCCTCCTTTTAATTACGAGCCTGATCTCAGGATTGAACTGAGGACCTTCCGCTTACAAGGCGGACGCACTGCCACTGTGCTAATCAGGCGTACCTCTAACGGAATTCGAATCCGTGCTGCCGCCGTGAAAGGGCGGTGTCCTAGGCCACTAGACGATAGAGGCAAAATTATGGCAAGTCTTCAAATAATGATTCCTGATCTTTAGGAATTTCTATGTTTTCTTCCCAGACTCTAAATACAAACATACATGGATCTTCTCCGTTTTCCCATGCTTGTTCTTCTTCTTCTGTCATGTATCCAGTATCATGGGTATCACAAAATGGCTCTGATATCCATTTATTGGCAAGACCTAAATCACGCCATTCAAAAAAATCCATTCTATTTCTATACTCTGCCTCAATGACTAATTTTTGAGAATCCCAATTAGACCAGTCTGGCATTGTCATCCTACATCACTCCATTTTTCTTCTGGAATAATTTTAAATCCATCACTACGTTCTAATACTAATGCTGTGTAGTTGAATAATCCGAAGTGGTCTTGTAAGTTTTGTAAGACCTTTGCTACTGGTAGTGTTGAGCATGTATACAAATCAAACTGAATAAATGCTGGATCTGTTTCGTCCCATACGTGCATGGCAATATGAGAGGTTTCAATCATCACAGTTGCTGTTAGTCCACGATTTCCTTCTTTAGTAACATATGAAGCAAAGGGTCCTTGAATAGTTTTCATGCCAATTGAATCAACTAATTCTTGCATCCAAACAATTGTTTTATTTTCATCTGTTGGTGGCAAGAGGGTATATCCGTTTACTAATAAATGATTATGAAGTGCCATGTTTTTCCTATCTGTTAGATTTCTATATTATCAAAATATAACACTATTGTCAAGCATTATAGTCTATTCGTCTTATAGCATTAATATAGGCATTAGTTCCTTGCCAGGTTACCCTGCCATGACATGCTATATTAAATTTTATTTCTTCATTAACAGTAGATTCTTCTCCATACACAGATCCATGTATTTCTACTGTTTGTGCTAAATGTTCTTTCCCATCTATGATTACTCTCCATGGCAGTTGCCCATTTTGCATCTTTGTGTTATATCTAATTTGTATGTGGTTGTAGGGCTTAAAAAATTTCATCTTTGTGATCTCTTTTCTGTTCTTTCTAATATATATATCATACTACTAGATGCAGTTTTTGTAAATAAAAAAGGAAATATTGAATGAATAAAGCACGATAAAGAAGCATATAATAATACTAATATAATAAACCAAGCCTCTATCATATGTTTAAAATAGTTTTCTTTTACTAACTTTAAATGACTCATAATCCCATCTGTTTTCTTTTTTCAGTGGCAGAAATAGCCTGTATATGCTCTGGCAATTCTACCTTTTCTATCAAATATCCTACATCTCTGCCATAAACTATATTAGTTATATTTGGCATTTTCATTATAAAAGCATCATCTCTATATTTATGTATGTGTTCTTTTACTTGTTTAAAAGATAATGGATCTTTCATTGATGTACCTCCAGTATTTCTTACTCCAATTACTACTTGAGGTGTTCTTTTTTCTGCTTCTGAATGTAATAAGTCATGTCCATCATGCCATGGTTGGTATCTACCTAGCATTAATGTTGTTGGTCTTTTCCAATCAGTAAATCCAAAATATTCGATAAATTTATAAACTGAGTCTTCTACTGTTTCTCCAAATTCAATTCTCATATCCCACGATAAAGGATTTTCCCACATGGTATTTGTATCTTCAAATCTAGACTCTTTTATTCTATCTACCCAAACAAATATATCTGGTTTACCAAATGATTTTCTTGTTTCAAATGTTGGACATACAAAATCTGCAATAACAATTTGATCTTGATTAGATAATAGTCTTGCTAAAGCACCCATTCTTCTTGCTTGCTCAACTCTATCTTCTTTTGTAAATCCTAAATCTGAGTTTAGATCTTGTCTTATTTCATCTGCATTAAGATGTATTGCATTTATTCTATCTGCTAATTCTTTTGAGAATGTTGTTTTACCACTACCTGGTAATCCTATAACTTGTATAATCATAAAAACCTTTCAAAGTGAGAGTGGGGGAAAGGACTACCCCACTCTCGTGTTTTCCCTACCAAGGAAATCTACTACTATTTTACAGTAATTTCTTTAGGTTGTAAATGCTTTGGTATATATTTTTTTACTCTAATTTTGAGTAATCCATTATCTACCTCGGCATCTTCAACTTCAACATGTTCGCCTAGAGCAAATGTTGATGTAAATGAGCGTGTCGCAATGCCTTTATGTAGATATTCATGACTTTCGTTTTCATCATCTGACATTGTTCCAGATATGTTGAGTTTGCCATTATTTACAGTTACCTTAATATCCTTTTTATTAAAGCCAGCGATGGCGAATTCTAATTCAAATTCGTCTTCATCTAACTTTTTAATATTATAAGGTGGGTAACTAGAAATGTGCTTGTTGAGATCATTTCTCAATCCAAGCAACTTATTGAACGAGTCATCGAATCCCAAGAAAAAGGGTTCGAGTTGCATTGTTCGTAGCAATGAGCCTACCATATTTCCTCCTTTTAAGCGAGTTAATTTATACCCCCCATTTGGCAAGGTACAGACAATATTATAGCACTCTATCTTTTATTTGTCTAGCCTCTACTGGGGACAGTTCACCCTTATGATGTGCACTTATATCTTTTCTTACCCAAGTCATTCCATACGGGGTATCTAAATTATTAACGCCCTCTCTTCTTAAAAGTCTTTCTGCCATTGATTGAAAAGTTGGATCGTCACTTAAATTTAAGTAAGCATTATGATACCATGGTAGATCATAAAATGCTGGAGAGTTTACCAGTAGCATACCAGCAGTTGTCCAGTGCTCTTGTATTGGAGGATTACTACTTATTTCTTTTCCATGTAGACCATAAACAGGAACATTTACTCCAACTAATGGCCTATCTACTTCTAATAGTTTTTCAACAACTTCAACATTCAACTCTATATCAGAGTCTACATAAAGTATTGCTTCATAATTTACTGCTCCAATATTTTGTTCTGTACAATCTTCACCCCAATGATGTCCCGAAGTTATTCTTGCTCTTTGAGCAAACTCCCTAATAAGATTACGACCAGTTTCAATTCTTATCCACCTGTTTTGAGAAGTGACTTTTGATTGCATATCATTGATAGAATATGTCCAGTAATCTCCATTAACCTCTTTTAATGCATTAATAACATCATTAAAAGGTTCTAATCCTCTATTATCTAATTCAAATGATGAAAAGAATTTTATATTAGGAAACTTATTAATTATATTTATTCTATCTTCTATCCATGCAAGATGTTCTTTTCTATCACATTTCCAAGCAACCAATGGTGTTCCTATTACAAAATGTTTATTATAGTCAATTGGCTTTAACATTTTTCCTACCCTTTATTTTTTCTATGTAGTCTGAACATATTCCAGCATATCCATATCCTTTAAGAAACTTTGTACCATGACCTAGTTCTGGCATTACTAAAATGCATGACTCTGATGCTTTTAGTTTTCCAGGGTATGCCCAAACATAAGATTTACTTGTTATAGTATAGTCATCAATGTTATGAAAAAAACAATGAAGATAATTATCCATACAAACAGACAATGCCTCGTTATTCTTACAGTGTATCCAAAGTTTATGCTGTCTATCTTCTAGCCAAGCCAAATCTATTTTATATTGTGGTTTATCGTGACCTAAATAATAAACCCCATTAGATACTCTAAGATCTATTTCTACATCAAATCCATGATAGAGTGCGTAGTCCACATACTCTGGATTATTTTCTTGTTCTGGTATTGGTCCGTTTAAGTTACCACGGTGTGCTATGTATATCATTTTTCAACTTGAACCCATATCCATTGACGATGATTATCTCCAGGACCAGTTGGTCTTAAATCGGATTTATAATCTTTAAACCCAATCTTATTCAATAAATCATCTTTTAATTCTTCTTCATCAGTAATACTTACATCAGCATGTCCATTTGTGCTTACTGCGTTATAAATATTGTCATAATACTTAGCGGTAGCAGCATTCTCTTTACCTCCGTACCCCATCTGAAAACATAATTTTCCACCTTGTTTTAATACACGATAAGATTCTTTTAATATATTAAATCTAATATCATGCACACATATATGTTGAAAACAAATTACAGCAAATACTACATCATATACATTATCATCTATCATAGACAAATTATCTCCAGTAGTATGATATAAATTAGGTATTTCAATATTATTATGCTGTAAATTTATTTTAGCCTTATCTAAATTAATGCTTGATATGTCTACCCCATCAATTTTTTTAAATCTATCGTGAAATTTGATTATATTTCTACCTGGACCACAGCCATAATCTAAGGCAATTAAGTCTTTGGTTTCAAAATCTTTAAATAGGTATGTGTCATAATCAGTCCAACTGTTGTGTGCATCATAAGAACCAACTACTGGATCTCTGTAATTTAAATCCCATATGGCGGCATACTGATCATAATATTTATTTTGCATCTTCAAGTAATCTTGTTTATTTTTACCCATTATTATTCTCCAAATAGTAGTTTAAATCTTCTGGTGTTCCTATACCCCACATTTTTTCTATCTCTTTTATTCTAATCTTCTTGCCATCTTCTATTGCTTGATTAAATACTGGACAAACATAAAATTCATTGTTAGTCCTAATATTTTTATTAATCATATCTTCTGCATACTTGACATAATCAGAACCTTTGTTCCAATAATATATTCCCACCGTTGCGTTATCGGATATAGGATTTTTTTCTGCTACTTCACTTACCAAACCATCTTCACCTATTTTTGCATAAGACCATTTAGGATGAGTTGCTTTAAATGTAAGTATTCCCCCATCTATTCCACTAGCAGTAAAAGCATACAAACATTCATTACTATTCCAATCTACAATTTGATCAGAGTTTGCAATTAATAACGGTTCATCACTATTGATAAATTCTCTTGCAAGAAGAGTTGTTACTGCTGCACCCTCAGTTAAACCTTCTGTAATAACTATGTCACACCCAGGCTTTATAATATTTAATACTTGTTTTAAATTATATTTTTCATAATGTTCTCTTTGAACAATAAATATATAGTGAGCATCTATATTTAAATTTTCTACTACTTTTTGAATCATTGGTTTTCCATGTACCTCAATTAATGGTTTTGGAAATGTATAGCCTGCTTGTGCAAATCTAGATCCAGCACCAGCCATAGGAATTAAAACATTCATCTTTTCATTTTTCCAAGGCACGTTTGGTCTTGACTTGACTTCAAAACTTTCAATCATTTTAATAAACCTTTCATAATTTAAATCATCATGATCTTTTACTGCATATAGATGTGCACCAGAAGTCAGTGCACCTTCTCTACCTACATGAGAGTCTTCTACTATTATAGTGTTTCTAGGCAAAGAATTCAAGGCCACCATACATTTCCAATACATTTCTGGAAATGGCTTATGATGTTTTACATCTTCATTGCTAACTATATAGTTTACGTGATGCAATACTCCAATAGAATGTAAGGCTGTAGTTATAGTTTCTCTAATTGCATTACTTGCAACCGCTATCTTCCATCCATCGGCTTTTAATCTTTTCATAATTAAATCAACAGTTTGATCATAGGGAAGTTTGCTTAATATTTTTATAGTTTCTTTTTGCTTTTCATTCCATATTTGATCATAATATTCTATTGGTAAACCTTTATCTTCTGTTAACATTTGAAGTTTTTTTGTTGTTCCTAAGCCATCATATTTTGATAAATGTTCTTGCCTAGTTATTACAAAACTAGGGTTAATTCTAACTAGGGCACTATTTAATGCATCATAATGTATATCTCTAGAATCAATCAATACCCCATCTAAATCAAATATAATTAGTTTATTATTGTACATTTTTTGGTTCTGGACCCGCATGTCTATGCCATTTGTTATGTCTAACAATTGCCTTTCCATTACATTTCATAATATATTTATTTCTTACTCTCATAGACCATTCTACATCTTCTTCTTCATTCCAACCACGATTTTCATCCAATGGCTCCTCAAGCATAACGTGCTTTTTAATAATAAAAAATCCACCAGAAATATACATATATTTAGTTTGAGACCAATCGTCATATGATAAAGACCAGGCTCTTCCATGTCCTGGCTTATCCCACAATGACCAATCCATTGGGTTCCTAGCACCAGTAATTAAATATTGAGGGCAAGAGCATATATCCCAATCTGTTCCAAATTCTTTAAAACTTTTATACCAGTTTTGATCAAAAACATGATAATCGTGCATTAAAACTATATTTTCATATTTAGACTCTTTAACTAAGATATTCTTTTTTTTAGTAATCCACATTGGCTTTTGGCTTTCATCAAAGTCTATTTTACGAATATCTTTTCCATCTATGCCTTCATTATTGCCGCCGCCAACAAACAATATTTCATAATCTGGAATATTTAAATCACGAATACTTTTAATAATATCCAATAGTCTATTTTTATCTTGATATGTTGTTATTATTCCAAAAGTCCAGGGAATATCTTGCATATTATTTATTTCTTTTTGCTAATAATGCTGGAAAATCTTTAACCTTTGTATCACCCATATATGACCAAGCATATCCTCGTTCGATCATAATTTCATTTAATGATTTATCTAATCCTTTAATATGTAACCATCCTAGAATTCTTCCATATTTTTCTGAAGAATCTGGTTTTTCAGTTTTAATTACTATACCTTCGGCACCCTCAAGGTGTTTTTTTAACCACTCTTTTGATTCTAAGCCTAATTTTTTTTCATATTCATCTGATGTTCTAGATTCTGGAGTATCAATACCTGCAAGGCGGACACGTTGGAAGTAAGAAACATTAAAGCCCAAGTCAATATCAACATCTATAGTATCACCATCTACTACTTTATGAACTTTCTTAACATGGTATTCGTACATACAATAATTATACCTTATCCTTTTCGCCTTTATAACTATTGCTATCTCTTACGTATTCTTGAATTTTTCTAGCATATTCCTTGCCCCTCAAATCATCCATAAATTTAACAATTTCTATAGCCATTTCAAATGGTTTTATGTGATACTTAACATCTTGCAAATGCTCTATAAATTCTGCAAGTTCGTTTACCCTATAATCTTCATGCTTACGAATCTGCATTTGCTGTAGATTTCTTTAATTGACCTGTTCTTATACCATGCTTATATGCAAGACCTGCGGCCTTTCTACGAGCCTTTCTTGCAACGCGTTTTTTAATTGGGTCCCAGGCTGCGGCCTTTTCTGGTTTCTTTTTTAAATTATATCCACCACGACTTTTTCCATTAGCACCAACATTTGGTTTTTTAGGATTCTTTTTTGAGGCCTTTCCATTATTTCTATTAGGATTACGATCTCCGCCACCCTTGCCAGTCTTACCTTTAGCCATTATTCTCCTTATCTAAACTATGAGTATACCACCAATATTTACATTTATCTGGACAACAAACATAGTCTGTATATATCTTTGCCTCGTC